TATGAATAATTTATAAACTCAAAAAAACATAGTAGCGGGAACTTTGGTTTTGAAGCTATTTGGTATCCTGATTGTGCGTTTGACTTCCAAAAACACATTATTGATAATGCTGTTAGAAAAGGTAGAATAGGTGTATTTGCTGATACTGGACTAGGTAAAACTTTAATTTTGCTATCCATCGCTAAAAATATTGTTATTAAAACAAATAAAAAGGTTTTGATACTAACTCCTTTGGCAGTAGCTTTTCAATTTATTGATGAAGCTGAAAAGATTGGAGTAGATGACATTGAATATTCAAAAGATGGAAAGCACTCTAAAAAGATCGTAATATGTAACTATGAGAGATTACATTATTTTGATAGTTCAGACTTTGAATGTGTTATTTTGGATGAAAGCTCAATACTTAAAAACTTTAATGGACAAATTAAGAATGAGATTACATCATTTATTAAAAAAGTACCTTATCGTTTTCTAGCGACTGCTACACCTTCACCTAATGATTTTATCGAGCTAGGAACAAGTAGCGAAGCGTTGGGGTATATGGGTTACATGGATATGCTGACAAAGTTCTTCAAGAATAATCAAAACAGCGTAGACTCTAATAATCGAAATATTGGTGAAAAATTCTATCTTAAGCCTCATGCAGAGAAAGCTTTTTTCCAATGGGTAAACACTTGGTCGCTTATGATTAAACGCCCTTCTGATATCGGCTTTGATGATACACGATATAATCTGCCTGATTTGATTACAAACACGCATACCGTGAATAATCTATCACTACTTGGAGCTGACGGACAATATCGCTTATTTGTTCAAGATGCAAAAAGTATGAGCGAAATACGAAACGAGCAGAAACAAACTGAACAACAACGGTGCGAAAAAGCTATCGAATTAGCGAGCGGTAAAACGTCCGTTTATTGGTGTAATACCAATAATGAAAGTTCGATAATTAAAAGCCTTGATAAAGAAGTTGTTGAGATTATAGGATCGCAATCTATCGAGCAAAAAGAGGATATTCTAAAGGCGTTTGCTAATGGAGAAATAAAAAGAATTATCACGAAAGCAAAAATGACAGGGATGGGGCTTAACTGGCAACACTGTAATCACTCTGTATTTTTCCCTACATGGAGCTATGAACAATATTATCAAGCCATTAGACGTTTTTGGAGATTTGGGCAGACTAGCGATGTTACTATCGACTTGGTTATATCCGATGGACAGATGAGAGTAATGGAGGCATTGAAGCAAAAGACGCAAAAGGCGCAAGAGTTATATGAGAATTTAGTGCAGCAAGTAAACGCTGAATATGTTGAAAAACAAGCAAAAGATAAACAAAAAATTATCTTACCAAAATTTTAAGGGGTAAAAATGTTAGAAGTTAAAAATCAAGTAGTCACAGATCGTTATGCTATTTATAATGATGATTGTATGAATGTTGTTAGAGTATTAGAGGATGAAAGTGTAGATTTGATCGTGTATTCTCCTCCATTTGCAGGGCTTTATAATTATAGCTCAAACCCTTCTGACTTTTCAAATTGTGAAAGCAAAGAACAGTTTTTAGAGCAATACGAATATTTAATAAAAGAGCTATCGCGTATCACTAAAAAGGGTCGTATTAATGCCGTACACTGTACCGATGTATTTGATAATACTTGCAGACTATGGGATTTTCCTCACGAAATTATTAAACTACATGAGAAATATGGATTTGAATATAGAAACCGTATAACTATTTGGAAAGAGCCATTAAAGGTTCGTATGAGAACAATGGTACAAAGTTTAATGCACAAGTTTATCGTTGAAGATTCAACAAAATGCTTTACCGCTATGCCTGACTATATGCTTATATTCACCAAAAAAGGTGATAATGAAGTTCCAGTTATTCACCCATTTGGAATTAATGAATACGCAGGTGAAACACCTATTTTGCCAAACATTCAAAGAGCTTATAATAATGCGCAAGGAACAGACTTTACGCCTGATGAAATGTGGGAATATCTAAACAAGCAAAATGAAGATGATAAGATTACAAAACTTAATCATTACATTTGGCAACGTTACGCTTCAAGTGTTTGGGATGATATTCGTATCGATAATGTTTTGCCATTTCGTGTTGCTAAAGAAGAAGATGACGAAAAGCACGTTCACCCATTGCAACTAGATGTTATTGATCGTATCGTTGAGTTATACAGCAATCCCGATGAGGTAGTATTTACGCCATTTATGGGAGTTGGTAGTGAAGTATTTAGTCCCGTTTCAATGGGTCGTAAAGCTATCGGGGTGGAATTAAAAGAAAGCTATTTTAAACAAGCTATTGCAAACTTGAAAGAAGCAGAAAGCAGATATAAAGTTAAATATGTTCAAAAAGGACTATTCGATGAGTAGTATCCACCAATTCAGAAAGATCGTAACTTATCAATGTGAGGAGTGCGGGGCAACTATTGAGGGATTGAAAACAAAGAAGTTTTGTAATTATGTTTGTAAAATGCGAAATTTTAGGAAGAAAAACGCTATACTTATCACAGCTCAAAAAAGGTGGTGAAAAATGAAAAAAAAGCATTTAAAAGATGATTTAGAAATGATGGCAAACTATGCTGAAGCTTTAGAGATTGAGCTAAAATTATCGCATGATGATAACGAAGATTTAAACCGACGCCTAGGAATTGCTAATTCAACTGTGCATAAGCAATTAAAGCATATTGAAATGCTGGATAGTCAATTATTGCAGCAAGATCGTGCTATCGAAAGAAAAGACCGACAATTCGAAGGGTTAAAGGCTTGTTACAAAGACGACCTGATAAATGGTGCGCTAGGCTAAAATGTCCAAAAAATCCCAAATCCGCTTTTATGACGTTGCTGAATTTTTTAACGATGATGAGAGAATCATGGCGTTTGCGATAGTGAAGTACACAAAAAGCAATAAAACTCCAGACGAGATTTGGCGTGATCTGCTTGAGTGTAATTTTGAGGCATATACAGCGTCTTTGGAGTTGATAGTTGATACAGTTTGTCATGTTGAGTTTGAAGCGTTTAAGAAGGGCATTAAATCTCAATTTAAGGGTACGTTTAAAAAAGGTGATTTGGGGATGATACAAGATAGGGGCTGGAAGCTCCATTTACCGCCAAAAGTCAAGAAGCCCAAAAAGCGCAAACTGAAACGCAAAAAGAAAAAAGCTATTAAGCCGAAACGACGGCAGACCACAATATTTGATTTTATAGGAGAATGAATGACTTATAAATACAAGTGCGATCACTGCAAAAAAGAAACCGAGATTATTAAACCTATGACAGAAAGTGAACGTGTTGAACACTGCGAGATATGCGAGGGTGAGCTACGACGTATTTATGCGGCGGGGATGATTAAGACTAATGATGGGATAAAACGATAATGGCATTATCCACTCGTAAAAAAAATCAGATTATTGCAGACTGGAAAGCTGGAAGATTTACTACATATTACGCCATTGCAAAACACTATCAAATAAGCAACCCCACAGCAAAAGAAATTTTAGTAAATATACCTCAATCAAATGCCGATATTGTAGAGGCTGGAGTGACTTATGAAAAGGCCAAAAAACTTAATAAAAATTTAATAGAGGTAAAAGCCATTGAGGCGTTAGTCAAAGAACGCACTATTGCAGACGAAATACAAGACGTTGCATTGAGTGGAACTCTTGCTAATTTAAAGAGCGTAAAGAGCAAAATTGAAAAAGAAGAGATCGAAACTATACGAGAGCATAGACACGCTCAAGAGCTGTTCGATAAGGCATTAATCACAGCAGATAAAGCAGACCGTCACGCCAAAAGCGGAGACATCAACGTCCAGGCCAACTCTACGGCAATAGCACAAACCAAAAAGACACTAAACGATTTTTATGACGAAACCATCTCTTAACCCTGCACTAAAAGATTTTTGGAGAACTAAAGCACGTAACAAGATTTTAAAAGGCGGACGTGCTTCTTCTAAATCATGGGATGCTGCAGGGTTCGCCATTTTTCTAGCCTCAAATTATTCCCTTCGTTTTTTATGTGTCCGACAAATTCAGAACCGCATAACCGACTCAGTCTATAGCCTCCTTAAAATTCAAATAGAACGCTTTGGGTTATTGGATGAATTTGAGATTTTAAATAATACGATACGACACAAAACCACTGGGAGTGAGTTTCTTTTTTATGGACTGTGGAGAAACCCTGGGGAGATTAAATCAATTGAGGGGGTGGATGTTCTTTGGAGCGAAGAGAGTCACGCACTCACAAAAGAGCAGTGGGATATTCTTGAACCGTCCATACGTGCGGAAGGCTCGCAGTGTTGGCTCCTGTTTAATCCTCAGCTCGTAACCGATTTTGTTTATAAACGATTCGTTATTAATCCCCCACCCGATACGGTAGTGCGTCACATCAATTATGACGAAAACCCTTTTTTATCGAACACAATGCTTAAGATCATCGAAGCGGCAAAAGAAGAGGACTACGAGAATTTCGAACATATTTATCTTGGATTACCAAAAGACGACAGCGAAGAATCAATCATTAAGCGTTCATGGGTTGAGGCGTGTATCGATGCACACATCAAGCTTGGCATAGAGCCAACAGGAGCGAAGAGACTAGGCTTTGATATTGCAGACGACGGAAACGACACTAACGCAACTGTTTTGACCGAGGGGATACTATGCTCGCAAGTTGTGGAATGGAAAGCTAAAGAGGATGAACTTTTTGAGTCGTCAATCAGAGCGTTTAATATTGCTTTGGAGTATGGGGCAATTATTCAATATGACTCAATTGGAGTGGGTGCATCAGCTGGAAGCCACTTTAAGAAGATCAATGACGAACGTGGATTAAGTGTTGAATACACAAAATTCGAGGCAGGCGGTGCAGTTCTTAACCCTAATTATGAATACCAAATCGATATTAAAAACAAAGATTATTTTCTAAACCTCAAAGCGCAAACGTGGTGGCTTGTAGCTGATAGAATGAAAGAGACGTACAACGCTATCGTTAGGGGAAAATCCTACGACCCTGAAAACATTATTTCAATATCATCTAATATTAAACACCTTGACAAACTAAAAGAGGAGCTATGCATACCACGCAAAGATTACACGCCTCAATATAAAAACAAAGTGGAAAGCAAAGACGATTTAAAGAAGCGTGGCATCAATTCTCCCAACTTAGCCGATGCTTTTATCATGGCATACGCTGAGTTAAATATAAGAAGTTCGTTTTGGGGATAGAATGAAAACCGCTACAATATCTATAAAAAAACGGGGTAATTATGTTTTCTTGGTTTAAAAAAACACCGACACCACCTGAAACGCTACCGCTTGCAAAGGGCATAAGTGCGTTCTCAACCGACCTATCTACAAACCGTAACGCTGATTTAGTCGCAGCACTATCCCAAACATTCAGACGTTCAGCGAAAGACGACGCTATGAACAACAGCGGTATGGATGCGTCAGTATCGTCAAATAGCGACATCGGTTACGCATCGGGCAATATCCCAGACACTCAAATTATGTGGTACGGCTCTCAGGGGTTTATCGGGCACCAAGCGTGCGCTATGATCTCACAACATTGGCTAGTGGATAAAGCGTGTACTATCCCAGGCAAAGATGCATCTCGTAAAGGGTGGGAGATTACCGTAAACAACGGCACCGAAGTATCACCCGAAGTAATCGACGCAATGAAAGCCTACGACGTTGAATATAAAATCAACAAAAATCTCGTTGAATTTGTGAAAATGTCTCGTGTATTTGGTATCCGCATTGCTATGTTTAAAGTACAATCTACCGACCCACTCTATTACGAGAAACCGTACAATGCCGACGGCATTAAAAAAGGTTCATATCAAGGAATATCACAAGTGGACCCGTATTGGTGTACACCGATTTTGGATGATTCGTCAATATCAGACCCATCAGCGATAGATTTTTATGAGCCGTCTTATTGGTGGATTTCAGGGAAAAAAATTCACAAGTCGCACCTAATCGTAACACGACCCACGGAAGTTCCAGACATATTGAAGCCGTCGTATCTGTATGGTGGTATCCCATTAACACAGCGTATCTATGAACGTGTCTATGCCGCTGAACGTACCGCAAACGAAGCTCCACAACTTGCATTGACAAAGCGTACCAACATCTATAAAACAGATGCAGCAGCAGCACTCGCAAATCAAAGCAAAGTGGAACAGCGATTGCAACAACAAGCATACTACCGTGATAACTATGCGGTTCAACTAATTGACAAAGAGAAGGATGATGTAGTTCAGCTAGATACATCACTCGCAGACCTTGACAGCGTTATTATGACTCAATACCAACTCGTTGCATCGGTAGCGAACGTGCCAGCTACAAAATTGCTTGGAACCTCTCCTAAAGGGTTTGGTGCAAGTGGTGAATATGAGGAGTCAAACTACCGTGAAGAGTTGGAGAGCATACAGACACACGACTTAGCACCATTACTACAACGTCACTATGAGATCTTGTTGCGCTCAAATTTGCCAAAAGAAACACCGTTTGATTTTACGGTTGTGTTTAATCCTATTGACTCACCAACCGAGATGGAGATGGCAGACATCAACCTCAAAAAGGCGCAAACAGACCAAGCACTTCAAGCGACGGGCGGGATCGATGGAACCGACATCCGAGAGCGTTTAATCAAAGACTCTAAATCAGGGTACAGTGGAATGAGTAATGAAAATGAAATCGAAGAAGAGTTTTAAGGGCATCGTCGGGAAGCCTCTCGCTAATCCCGCAGGTGTTGAGGAGCGTTACGCCAAAGCGTTAAAAAAGCTTACCGCCAAGATGATTAAAGAAGTCGAGCGAGAAATCACACGGCTCTATAAAACACCTGAAGCTAAAGACTATTTTACGATGGACGCTTCTATCGCTTCGCAAGCTCGTATCCTCGTTAATGCACTTAACAATAAGTTTTCCGATATGTTCGGACGTGCTTCTCAGGTAATCGCCTCACGTATGGTAAACGAAGCGGATAAAGCATCTAAGACGGCACTATCGTCAAGCCTCAAAGAAATGTCGGGAATGACGGTCAATACTTCCATCATGAGCGCAGACCTAAAAGAAACCGTTAAAGCTTCTATCGCCGCAAACGCTCAACTAATTAAGTCTATCCCGTCAGATTACCTAGCAAAAGTGGGCGGTGCAGTTATGCGTTCGGTTACATCAGGACAAGGGATGGCGGAACTTATGCCACAAATTAAAAAGTATGGCGACATGACAGACCGACGTGCTAAGAATGTAGCGTTAGACCAGACACGCAAAGCATACAATTCTATTAACGCAGACCGTATGCGTAAAGTCGGGATAGGGAAATTCAAGTGGGTTCATTCAGGTGGTGGGCTTCATCCAAGACGAGATCACCAAGCAATGAGTGGGAATATCTACTCATTCGACAACCTTCCCGTGATTGACCAAAACACAGGGGAGCGAGGTTTGCCAGGTCAAGCCATCAATTGCGGTTGTTTTATGGTTCCCGTGATTGAGTTTGAAGATGGAACAACATCAGAGTAATATTACGTAATATAAACAAAGGATTACCATGTCACGAGATTACGAAGGTATGCAAGATTTTTTAACCGCCGTCGGGCGTGGTGAGATTGGCTGGGCGCAGTCGTTCGGTGCGTATGGATCATTAACTACAAGCGGCGTGCCTACCACTCAATTGATATGGCCTGACGGTGTTTGGAACGTACCGCCTTCGACGGGTATCCAAATGAGTATTAAATCTTCAAGTGCAAGCGATGGCGTGGGCGGCACTGGTATCCGCTCGGTAGAAATGCACTACTTGGACGCGAATCTAGTACCACAGCATGAAACAATCATCCTTAACGGCACAGCCGCCGTTTTGACCATTGCAACAAATATTCGGTTTGTTCAAAGCCTTCACATGGTGACTTATGGTAGCGCAAAGTCAGCC